CAATACAGATTCAAAAGCTTCGTCATTCAAAGATTCAAAAGCAGCTAGGCTTTCTTCGATCTCTTCTTCTTCGAAACCAGCTTCAACTAGAGAAGCTTTACGCTTCATCATAGCTTCTTTCTTCTTCATTTTGTCCATTTCCTTCATGGCTTCTGCCAATTCGGTTTGGGAAGAATTCAAAGCGTCTTCAAGTTCGGCAACACGAGCTTGGGTCGATTTGATCGACTCGTTCAGCTCATCAATCGTTGCTTGGCTCTCTTCTGCGGCAGCTTCAAAAGCAGCAACCTGAGAAGCAAATTCTTTGTCTTTAGCTTCTACAATTTGTGCTTTGATAGCTTGATTTTCAGCCTTTGCTGTTTCCAGCTCAGCCTTCAACTCTGCTAATTGAGTTGTAAGTACATCTGACATGTCAAAATCTCCTATAGAAAATTTATCAGTTTCATTTACAGTGATTTGTGCTGCGCTTTTACCAGACAAGATTACACTTCTAGGATTGGCGGGCTTGGATACCAAACCTATACCAGAAAATGAAATATTGCTAAGGGCGCGGCCTACCTTATATCCCTCATACTTTCCAGATCCTCCGTAAGCCCTAAGATGTTTCGTTAGGAAAGCGGATGCTTCATCTCTTGGCAGAATTTTGGCAACGCCCTTATCATCAATAAGTGCATAATCAAAACCAGCAAAAAGACACTCCATCGACACATACCATTTACCTTCTTCGACTTCGGCAATGATTTTTGCCATCCGCTCTCTGTTTTCTTCACCCGTCCAAGAGTTGTAAAGCACTGCCTGAGTAATAATATCGAACTCTTCAGGTCTAGGGAGATTCTCATCGTCCCCAAACCCAATTGCTTTACCGTCTTTTGTTAATACATAGCTACCAGTAATATGCCCAATGATGTCATCTTCATCGTGCATGTAATTAAATTGCTTATCTTCAGGTGTATCCCTTGCTTCCCATGTCGCCTCGGATAAGAAAACGTCATCGTTCTTATTCCAGCCTGTAGAGACCAGAACAGACTCTATATAGTAAAGATCAATTTGATCTTTGTTCTCTGCTAACACTTTTTCAAGGACTTCTTCGTTATTGATTACTTTTTTAGCAACCGCTAACTCGCCCTTTTTTACAGAAGCCTCAGAACAGTAAGCAACACTGGCCGTTGATTTGACCATATCGCCAACACCGTCTGCGATCTCCCTTGGATATACTTTTATGTTCATATTTTTACCTCAGACAATTATACACAAAAATTTTATTTTTTTCTAAAAACGCTAATTTTCGTTAAAAAACTGCTCTACGTAGACTCCTACTACCATCTTCTTGTAGTTTTCCATATTGGGGGAATTATCTCTAATGTACTTGAATTCATTGGGTATTACGTTATTAGAAGCTAATGCTTTCTTGAGGTTTTCGTCTGAGATATCAGACATTGGCTCTAAAGCTAAAAACGCTGCCAGTTTAATATTCTCTAGCTCTACAGCCTCATCTTTTGTTAGCTGTCTAGCATTAGACTTACCCTTAATTTCTAAATAACCTTTATTTATATGCTGTGTGGACTCGAAAGCGCTAGTCGCCCAAACAATTAAGTCGGCTACTCCGGGTGTACTTCTAGGAGTTTCTGTTCTCTTTTTTCTTGGTCTAGTGTCTTGCTTCTGCGGAGGACGACCGTTTGGCTGTGGAGGCTTTTGTTTTTGCTGCTGATCTTTAATCTTGGTATTGATTTCGCCCTGTTTGGTAATCTTTTCCATGTCTTTTTCGTGATTAGCGTTATGGAAGGGGCTTGCTTTTTCTGGCAGCTTGTCCTTGTCTCTGAGCTTATCTTCTCTCTGTAGCCTAACTTTTTCAACTGTTGGTACTTCTTTGAATCTCTCTAAAATCGTTTCGTGAGAGATGATATCACGGTCAGCCAGCTGGATAAGCAGGTTTTTCTCAGCAGCTTCATCAGAAAGACTCATTTGGTCATAAACTACGTGGAAAGGTTTAGCAAACCCCATAGCCTTTCTAATATACTCAAGCTCGCCATCCCAGAACTTGGTGAGCTGATCTCGTCCATACTGTAGTCTTTCAACCATAGTTTTAAGCGAGATGAAGTTGTTAGTGAACCCGCCCCCATTTCCAGCCATACCGGTAAGCGTGGGGGGAACGCCTAAACCTGCGTATATACTGTTGAGGACGGATTGATATTTTTCTGATCCTAAGAATTTGTATACCTGAGAGTTGCTTTCTGTGAAGCTAAGTTCTGGTCCGTATACAAGCTCCATAGTTCCACCACCAGTATTGCTGGCTAGAATATTTCTTAACTTATTAATGCCCTCTTTTGTTGGCAGTACTTTATAATCAAAGTTACCAAGAGTCCATAATCTAATATTAGAGATCGCGCCATCTAGTGCAGCCATATCTGCTAGTTTCATCTTCTCTAGCATGATAATATCGTCTAGAATAGCGTAAACCATTGGGTGCGCCCACTGTTGCCAGTCATCCTTCTTGTAGAAGTGGACGGTCAGACGCTCTGGATCTAGCTGTACTTTACGCTTCTTTTCGCGATAAGCCTGCTGAATATTAGCGGGTAGAGTCTCCAAAACCTTGGCGGGGAGGGTAGTTTCTTTATAGTTATCAAAGAATGTGTGTGTGCTAAGTTGATAATTATGTCTACCTAAGAACATATTAACATCACCGTTCTTCATCTCAATAGATAGAGGATTGAAAAAGTTGTATCGCCAAGGGATGAGTGTTTGGTTAATGTCTGGAATCTCTAGTACGATATCTTCGTCAATCTGAGCTAGAGATCTCATGTACTTCTTGATCTCCGGCGTGATATTTGCATAGCTTCTGTAAACAGGTACATTTCCAGTTTTGTAAAGGTTGTTGAGGAATCTTTCTGACCTTTCCTTGCCATTTACCTTTTTAAACCACTGTCTAATGAACTTCTCTGCGCCTTTGTTCTCGTGAACGATATTGATACCTTGCGAGCCAAAGTCACCCATTAAGTCAATAATGTTGCGAATAATACCAACCTTGTTATACGCATCCATCGACATCTTGATAATACGTTTAGATCTTTTTGGTACTTGTTCTTCGGGTCTGAACGCATAATAATCATTAGATCCAAACTGAGGTTTGACAGAACGGTTAGGCTCGATGCCAATATAGGTTTCTGAGTGACGGGCTTTTGCTACGCCCGTGTAAGCCTCACCAGCTTCTGCGTATTGATCAAAAGCTTGTGCGCGTCCAGCTAAATCTGCGTCATTGTATGTAATTAAACTTCTATGATCTGACATGGTTTTTCCTCAATTGGATTGTAATATAACTGTATACCTATTATACACAGATTAGTATATATCTTTCATTTTATCCGTATACCAAGCTGGTCCAGTGTACAGTCTTCCTGTTCTATCTTTGGCTTTTTCCGCTGTTGCAAAACCTCCGTAGAAATTATAGGTCACAGGGTCTGGCATCCTAGAAATAGTTCTAGCCGCCATATTTGCCATAAGCAAAGCAGAATACCTATCTTTTCTCATTTTGCCTTTCTTGCCTGTTCCGATAATGGTTTCTGGAGTGTCCCACTTGTCACGACCAGCAGTGGTCTGACTAATCTGAATCATAGCAAGCTCATCCTTGAGTTCCTCGATTTCCATCACGCAATTTTCTAAAGTGTCATAATTTCTACCCTTCAGTCCATCCTCAGCAGCTGATATGCCCAGCGTGATAGGATCGAACATTGGAAATAGCAAAATCTTGTCTTCTAGATCTTTTCTCATTCCGTGGTTTGCTTCAGACAGCCATTCATACTTAGCAAACTGGCACAGTTCTAGAATGTGTAATCCACGGTTATCATCCGTGTCTTTAGGCTTGTCTTCGTCGATAACCTCCCAGATTGGATGTTCATCTCTTTCTAGGTGGGCTTCGTCGTGTAAAGCCTCCATAACAGCAACGCCTCCACCTTGCTTATCCAACGCGATATGGACGCAAGGAAAGATCTTCATGAGATCTCTAATTTTTCTAGCACAGTAGGCATAAAAGTCAGACTCTTTTGAGTAGCCCGACTTGATCATGTCTTTATGCTCTTCGCGGTTAGTGGTCCAGCAGTGGACTATCCTTCTGTGATCAGAATTAACTTCTAATACAATAATACTAAAATTATCAACCTCAGAAGCGGGGTCAACACCAAATACATACTTCTTGTTTGGGTCTCCTCTTAGCTGAGCTTGAAAGCAAATATTGTTTCCTTCTTTATCCTTTATGAATTGTTTTTGTTCGTTCTCAACATCTGTGACGACGCAGGACTCGACCAAAGATCTTTTGAAGAAACCTTGCGAGTCTCTAGTAAAACAAGCGCCATACTCCATCTGATAGACGCCTGTGTGCATTGTAGCTTTGGATCGTGCGACTTGAGCAGCATCCATAAATCCTTCTGGTAGTAACTCGTATGGAACCCTAATGATAGAGTAGTCTTTCCAGTTAAACTCGGGCGGTGGATCTTCTCCAAAAATTTCTCGAAGTCTGGATGGCTTACCTTGACTCTTGATAATTTTACGCCAACGCTTCCAGTAATCAGCAAAGTGATTCCAGTCATAGTACGCCGTACCAGAAAGAATAAGTTGGTTATCCAACTTTTTCATGGTGGCGCCCTCAACCTGTTCTTGTTCTAATTTGATACCCAACTCTTCAGCCATCTTAGCAGCAGCTATTCTTTTTACATTCTCAACAGGGTTTGAGCTAACAGCACCAAAACCGACAACAACTGTTTCGAAGATAAGTTTGGGGATAGAACCAAACTCGTCACCAATAATGTCGTTAGCGCGTTGACCACGAATCTTAGTGCCGTCACCCAGTGGTAAACAAGTGATTCTAGAATTATTAATCTTCATCACGCAGCGGTCAACATCTCGTCTTGGACCGCTACTGGAGCTACACATACTTCTTAGAATAGGCGCGTTGTTCCAGATTGTCTCCATATACTCAAACAGAACCTTGGATTGACGGAAAGCAGCACCAACAATCACAACTTTTCTATCTGGTATAAGTAATGCTCTGAGCATAGCATACAAAGAAAGCGAGAAGGATTTTCCAAAACCACGGCTCGCTATAAGCATTGGAAACTTTCGGTTCCACATCTCATATAAAAATAGAGATTGTGAAGGCAGAAGATCAATATTAAAAATATGCTTACATATGAAAGAGAAGTACTCAGGACGAGACATTAGCCACGATAGTTTGTACGGAGCGTCGTTGGCATCCCAGTCGATAATATCAAAGGGGTTGATGAGACCCTGCTTTTCGACTTCATCAAGCCCAAGCCAAGCCTCGTTCATTATTTTTAGGTCGCTCATATTTTAAGACAATCTATGTTTGGGTACTTTCTGGTTTTCAAAACGCCGTCTGCAAAACCGTAATGTACAGCTTCTTCTGCCGTAAGATACCAATCACCGTCCTTGAATTTTCTTTTTAGGTAATTCTTTACTTTTTCATGTGTGATATCTGTATACTTATCTTTGAAGTATTGCCCTTTAATGCAAACGTCAGAGTATATATCCAGCATATCTTCACAAATCTTTTTATCTAGCTTCATGGCGTTGTGTACGTTTAGATACTGACCGGACTCACCCGTTGTTCCATAGTGTACCATAAACCAAGCGCTGGGTGTCATGATCCTTGCGTCAGCAGCTTGTAGAACAACTGTAGACATAGACTCGGCTTGACCGTACACGACAATAGATACATGAGAGCGACATAATTCGATAGCGTCAAATAAGGCCATGCCAGCAGACCAGTCTCCTCCAACTAGATTCATGTGAATCAGAATCGGTTCTTGAGAGATGCTATCTAGAAGCCTAATATTTTTTATGAATTGTGGAACAATCCTAAAATCTAGACCAGTATCGTCTTCGTCTGAAGATATATGGCTATGTAGATAAATTTCCCTCCTAACGACATCTAGACCGAAATGATTAATATCGGTAATAGTGTCTATCTTTATACTCATTTTTTCCTCCCAATAGTATAGAATTCATTTACTCTTTTAAGTATACTATTTACTACTAGCTTAGCATTCTTCCTGTTTCCGCAGAATATGACATGTATCCTATCATACATCTGAAACTCGATGAGCATTTTCAACATGTACTTGTTGGTTATTCTTATCTGACTCCATTTTGATTCTGGTATATCAGAACCTTCTGGAAAATTCATAACATCTTCTAATGAGAATTCTAAAACCAGAAACTTAAAATCAAAATCAGTCATTCTGTCGATTTCTGCTAAAAATCTTTTCTTGTCCTTTCCGAGATTTCCCGCTAGTTCAGATACGCTTGCTTTCCTTTCAATGCACAATTTGTCTTCGAATCCTAGTAGTGAGTAGTCTCCAGTATCTAGCTTTCTCTCGATCATTCCATTGCAAGAAAAATACTTGCCATGAAATTTATCGAAAGTGTAGCCGTCTTGTTCTCTGGTGTCTTTGATAACTGTATATGCTGGGGCTTTAGCCATATTTACCTCCACCAACGGTATGGCATTCTATTACATTGTGGGTAATAATAATATCCGTAACCGCCATTGTATTGGATAATAACGTTTCTTTGCGGGGTAACAACGGCTCCGGGCGTGTAACTCCAGATACCTTGACCCCGGTAAACCGTTACAGGTGGGTAGTAAGTAATAGTACCCCAATAATCATGGTAATGCGCTGCTGAATGTGGGTGCTGGTGCCAGTTTCCATTGTGCTGGTGCGGATGATTGTACTGAGCAAAAATATTAGACACTAAAAATAAATTGATCGCAAAAGCAGCTAAAAATAAAAAGTTTTTCATTTATTGTTCCTCACTATCTTCATAAAAATTGATTCGTATAGATGTTCTTGACCTGTAATTTGATCGTGACACCTACGGCATAAAGTAATGCCATTATCTACATCATATCTTAGCGAAGCAGCCGTTGACCACTTTCGAATATGGTGTGCTTGTAACCCCTTCTTTTTTGCTTTACATCCGGGCATTTGGCAACAGAACTTATCTCGCTTGTATACTTTTATTCTCCAGTCTTTGTAA